GAGCTTATGAAACTGCACCCTGACTTTGCTACAATTCGCTCAAACCCTAAATTTCATGAGTGGGTGGCTATGCAGCCCTCTGCAATGCAAGACAGCGTTTATAAGAATAATACTGATGCTATGTGGGCCTCTAGAACCATTGACTTATACAAGTCTGATACAGGCTCTCGTAAATCAGATCGATCCGCAGCACAGTCTGTAGGTCGCACTTCATCTTCCGCACCAGCCTCAGTTGGTAAGTCTGCATTCTCAGAGAGCATGATAGAAAAGATGTCTATTCAGGACTTTGCAAAAAACGAAGAAGCTATCGACGCTTCCCGTCAGGCTGGAACTTTTAATTATGATATTACGGGTGGCGCTCGTTAAGCTTAACAAGTAACTTAACTATTGCTTTAACTAACTCAGTATGTTATAATGAATACATTGAACAACACCAGCTTAGGACACTATTTTAGTATACCCTAAGTTACCCGACCCAGATAATACTACAAAGTCTACCAGTGAGTTTGGAACCGCTCCGGCGCTACTCTTAAACTGCTGACACTATTGTCTAATTGTCTGAATTAGCTGCTTCCAGCTCTCCTTATAAAGCTTATCTACTAGATAACCAATTAACTTTGGAGAAATCTATAGGTTCGTGTTGAGCATGGAAGTAAATCCCTAGCCATTTCATTCAAGGAAAAACATAATGGCATTTCAATCCGCAGCAGGTAATGGTAACCTGCCCAATGGTAACTTTTCGAGCGTTAAATAAATGACGCCTCTAAGGGTAACCTTAGTTGAATAACTAGGTGAATTGTCTGGGAACCCCTAACGCATAAAGGCGAGGGCAATCAGCAGCCAAGCCTCGAAAGAGGAAGGTTCAACGACTATCCAGAAATGGAGTACACTCAAGCGAGTGGAAGCGCCTAGCTCCTATATTATAGGATGATAATATAGTCTTCTCTATGCGGGACAACGCATAGCAGTTCATCAGAGAACGGGCAGGTAATTAGCGAGACCTGTTGAAAGTACGGATTTACTCGAAAAAAACCCAAAACGCCTTCCGCAAAGCTACTGTCGTAGGCGATATTTCAAATTCCGATTATTTCGGCGAAATTTCCTCTTAACCAATTGTTTAACAACAATTAATGGGAGCTTCTGGGAGTAATCTCAGTCGAAAAACTAGGTGAATTGTCTGGGACACCCTACCGTGTAATGACGGGGGCAATCAGCAGCCAAGCCCCTCACGGGGAAGGTTCAACGACCATCCGTGGAAACGGAGTAGGATCAAGCGATCCGAAGCGCCTAGCCCCTGTCACGCACAGGGTGATAATATGGTCTTCTCTGCATAGACAATATGCAGCAGTTCATTGGAGAACGGACAGATAACTAGCGCCATCTGTCGAAAACATGGCAAGGTGATACCGTCAAAATTATCAAAGAACCCGAAATTTCTGTCTCGTCATATTCGAGGGGCCAGGTGATCAGCCCACAAGATTTGGACGATCAGGATTTCACACTTGTAGTCGATAAAGCTAACTACTTTGCATTTAAAATCGACGACATTGAAGAAGCCCACTCTCATGTGAACTTTATGCAACTCGCAGTTGACCGCGCAGCCTATCGGCTTGCGGATCAATATGACCAAGACGTCCTTGGTTATCTTGCTGGTTACAAGCAATCTGCACTCCACGCAGCGGCGGATACCCTGAATACTACTGCACGGGGTACTAAAGCTGTAACTACTGCAGGTGATAATGAGCTTTTGGCTTCTATGCAGCTTAAGAAAAGTGACTTTGGCAATATCACTACATCTTCCGCTGGTGATCACTCAATTCCTTTAGCAGCACGTTTGCCCGGTGCAACAGCACTTTCCACGGCAGTAGCTTCACCCGCAATGGTTGTCGCTCGTATGGCTCGCCTCTTGGATCAACAGCAAGTTGATACCCAAGGTCGTTGGCTGGTTGTGGACCCTGTTTTCATGGAAATCCTTCGTGACGAAGACTCTCGCCTTATGAACGGTGATTTTGGTGAATCTGGTGGACTTCGTAATGGTCTTGTCTTGAAAAACTTCCACGGTTTCCGTGTTTATACATCAAGCAACGTCCCATCAGTCGGGACTGGAAGCCAGACCACAGGTAGCGGAAATCAGAATTTAAATTATTCCGTTATAATTGGAGGTCACGACTCCGCAGTCGCAACAGCAGAATCTATTGCGAAAACAGAGACTTATCGCGATCCAGATAGCTTTGCAGATATCTGTAGGGGGATGCAGGTATACGGTTCGAAAATACTTCGCCCTGAAGGCATTGTAACCGCCAAATATAACGCAGCTTAAAAGGAGCATTGAACTATGGCTAACTTAGCAACCGCAGATCATGCTGCGCAAGGCAACTCAGCACGGGGACGTTCCCCGTATTTAGTGCAAAACACGATAGACCTTGCAGCCGCAATCGTCTTGAAAGGCAGCGATTTTGCTGCAAACGATACTATGGAAGTTTTGAATGTACCTGCGGGTTCTGTAATTCTTTCCGCTGGCATCGAAATCATAGCGCAGGCTGATGGTACATTAACCCTAGACATGGGTTTCACAGGAGCATCACCTGCTGCTGTAGACCTTTTTGTTGATGGTCTTGATTGCGTCGGTAGTGCTGTCGGTACTTTCGGAACAACACCAGGCACGGAAGCTGCACAAGTACAAGTTATCTCTGCAGCAGATACAATCGATGTCAAATTTGCGACTGAGACTGATGTTACAGGAGGTAAGCTACGTTTTTGGGCGGTCCTTATGGATGTATCAAATCTAGGCACAGGCGACATGTTGGCTGCAACAGCGGCCCGTGATCTTGCTTAACTAACTGTTGGGGCTGGCTTAATTGCTGGCCCCAATTACTCATTTAAAGGTAGAACATGGCTAGTACATATTTAAACCTCTGCAATCGAGTGATCCGCCGATTGAACGAAGTCGAAATGACTGCTGATGGTTTTGCAACAGCGTCCGGTGTTCAAGCTTTGGTCAAAGATGCGATAATATCAGCCATAGCTAGAATAAATCAAATGGAATTTGAGTGGCCGTTCAATGCGGCGGAAGAAACCGACATCATGGTTGTTGGTCAAGAAGAGTACAGTTGGCCTACATTTTTCAAGGCAGTTGATTGGAACACGTTTCAAATTCAAGCTAGTACCGACTTAGGAACAAACTTCAGTACGCTCAGATTTATTGAAAGAGATGTGTGGTACAGGAGCCACCGTGATGATGATGACACATCAGGGACCACAGGTCGGTCTGCCCCTATCTACGTATTTCCAAGCCACGGTTCAGGCTACGGTGTAAGCCCGTCACCCGATAAAACATACTCTATAAAATTCCGATATTATTTAAACTATACAGACATTTCTGCCCACGGTGATGTCACCCGCATTCCTGCTTCTTACGACAACATTCTCGTCGAAGGCGCCCTCATCCAGATGTACCAATTCAAAGATAATTTAGAGGCCGCACAACTTTCACTTATGGCCTTTAAACAAGGAGTAAAAGACCTTCAAAGCCTGTACATTAATAACTACCAGAGCATCACCGATACACGAGTTTCGTTCTAATGGCTGATGATATTCAATCTTTCAAGCTTGTCTGCGGCGGTGGCTTAAACTCCAACGAAAATCACCTTGATTTGAGTGATAATACACCAGGGGCCGCAACTCGCTTAATAAACTATGAGCCGTCATTATTTGGCGGCTATCGTCGTATTGAAGGCTATGCAAAATACGATGCGACTTATGGTGAAGTAACAGTCGCTGGTTCAACTACAGCCGCTGGCCCTGTGCTTGGCGTAGCAATCTTCAAAAACGATGTCACTGGCTCTGAAACGATCATAGCTATCCGTAAAAACTCTGGCGATGCAAACTACTGTTTCTACTATTACACTGCTGGAGTAGGCTGGAGAAAATACACTTTAAACCACTCTGTTACTCGACCCATGACTTTGAACTCTCTGACAGTAACTAAGATTAGACATGTACAGTTTAATTTTGGCGGCGGCAATCACATCTGTTTTGTGGACGGAGTTAATCCAGCCCTCCTTTTCAATGGGACAAATTGGAAAGAGATAAAGTCTAGCCATAGTGGGGGCTATCACGCTGATAATAATATCGCTGGGGGGGCCAATGCGCTAAACGCCCCGGCTGTGGTTGATGTTTTTGAAAACAGTTTATTTTTATCGGGGCATGAGGCTGCAAGAGGCGTTATTGCGCACAGCAAAGTGCTAGATGCTTATACTTGGACTTCGAATAATGGTGGACAGATACCCGCTGGCTTTGATGTCGTCCAAGTTAAACCTTTCCGAGATAATTTATTCGTTTTTGGGACCAACGCTATTAAGAAAATATCGCTGTCAGGGAC